TGATTTAAAAGAATTTGAACCTTTTCAGTATACAATATACGAAGAAGGAGACCACTATGATTGGCACATAGATTCACANACTAAGCCTTACCCTAATGGTTTTATTAGAAAGATAAGTTTTACTTTATGTTTAAATGAAGATTACGAAGGAGGAGAATTTGAAATTGCAAGTTTAAATCCTAAAGGAGTTAATCAAAATATAAAGTTTAAAGATAAATTTACAACAGGTACATTGATATCCTTTCCCTCATTTAGTTGGCATAAGGTACATCCGGTAACCAAAGGAACAAGAAAGGTTTTAGTAGGTTGGATTGTAGGTCCTCCTTTCGTGTAATGCCAGATATAAGATACATCATAGTTGACAAGATAAACGATGTCTATTTAAAAGTAGACGCTGACGCCTCTATACGTAGAGAGTTATCAGAGTATTTTTGTTTTGAGGTGCCAGGTTATAAGTTTGTTCCTGCATATAGAAACAGAGTATGGGACGGAAAAATAAGATTATTCTCTTATGCAACTGGTCAAATATATGCCGGTTTATATCCTTATATACTTAAATGGTGTGAAGATAATAAAATACAAGTAGTAGATGGTACTAAAACAGTTGATACTAAAGTTGATTTAAAATTAGTAGAAGCATTTACAAAAGCATTAAAGATACCTTTTGAAGTAAGAGATTATCAGAAAGAGGCATTTATTCATGCAACAACAAAGAGTAGATGTTTATTGTTATCTCCAACAGCCTCTGGTAAATCACTTATAGTATATCTATTAGTAAGATTTAATATGTTAAGACTAAAAGAAGAAAAGAAAAAGATACTTATTATAGTACCAACAACATCATTAGTAGAACAACTATTCAAAGACTTCAAGGATTATGGTTGGAATCCAGACAAAAACGTACACAAAATATATCAAGGACATGATAAAGATACTAATAAAAACGTTATTATATCTACATGGCAATCAATATACAATCAACCAAAAGTATGGTTTAAACAGTTTGGTATGGTCATAGGTGACGAAGCACACTTATTTAAGGCAGTTTCACTCACAAAGATAATGACCAAACTAGAAAAATGTAAGTATAGAATAGGTCTTACAGGTACTTTAGATGGTACTAAAACACATAAGTTAGTGTTAGAAGGATTATTTGGTGTTGTTAATAAGGTTATATCTACAAGTGAATTGCAAGAGAACAAACAATTAGCCGAATTAAAAATTATATGTTTAGTATTACAACATGACAAAGAAGTAAGACATATGATGAAAGATAAGAACTACCAAGAGGAGATGGATTACTTGGTAAGAAATGAAAAAAGAAACAAATACATTAGAAACTTGGCCTCTAGTTTACAAGGAAATACTTTATGTTTATTTCAATACGTTGAAAAACATGGTGACGAACTTGTAAAAATGATAAAAGAAAAGGCAGAGGATAAAAATGTATTCTATGTACATGGAGGAGTAGAAACAGATGATAGAGAAAAGATTAGAGAAATTACGGAGAAAAGCGACAACGCCATTATTGTTGCTAGTTACGGCACTTTTTCAACCGGAATTAATATACGGAATTTGCATAACATTATTTTTGCTAGTCCTTCTAAATCTCGCATAAGAAATTTACAAAGTATTGGTAGAGGTTTAAGATTAAAGGACAATGATTCAGCTGCGACTTTATATGATATAGCAGATGATATAAGTTATAAAGACAAAGAAAATTATACGTTGGCACATTTTCGTGAACGGATAAATATTTACAGTGGTGAAGATTTTAATTATGAAATACACAATATAGATTTGAAATGATATCAGATGAAGATTTTAGATTTTTGTTAAAAGAAAGTCATTATGCTAAAAAGATACTAGAGATAGGTACCGGTACAGGTAAAAGTACAACTGCTTTAATATCAAACAGAGCAGAGGTACATACTATTGATAAAGACGATATTTTTGAGTATATTGGTATAGAAGATAAGATACACGGATACCATTGTACAAGTACTGATTATTGGAAACTATACGATGTTAGAGATTTTGATTTTGTGTTTGTTGACGGATCAATCGGCGTTTATGATTGTGAAGAAATATTAAAAAGAACTACGGATAATTTTAAAATTGTTTTCCATGATTATTTACCTAATGAAATAAAATATCCTGGAAAAAACAAAGGTTGGTATAATATGAAAGTATTTAAAGAAACATCTTTATTAGATTATGATATAACAACAAAAACTGGTGGTACTCATTGTGTATTGGCAGAGCTAAAGAAGGATAAATAATCATATGGAAAATAACATTAAGATTATTAAGTTGGTGAACGGAGACGATATCGTTTGCGTGGTTGACTTTACTAAAAGACAATTAGATCCAAAAAACAAAACAATCAATATAGAAAAGCCTTTACAAATAAAATACGTGCCACAAATAACAGTGCAAGGTTTTAAGGACTACATTGCATTGATTCGTTGGACGGCCTATACTAACGATGAACAAATTACTATACCAAAAGATAAGATAATGACAATTACAAATGCTAATGATAGTATGAGTAAGAGTTATCTTGGTGTTGTTGATACATATGAGGATATTCCTCTGGCAGATAAAGATATGAAAAAATCTGCCGTCAAATTTACCACAACAGAGAATAAAGAAATTAATAGAATCTTTGATGATTCAATATATGATGACGATGATGAAGGAACTTTACATTAGAGGAGACCAGGTACCTGGAGCTTCTCCCCAAACGGCTACACCGTTCATTATACATAAAATCACCAAAAAGTCAATGCTGATTTCGGCACAAACCGAAATTTTTTTAAGCGGGTGTAGCTCAGTGGTAGAGCGTCTCGTTGCCAACGAGAAGGCCGTCGGTCCGACCCCGATCACCCGCTCCAAAAGCTTAAAACATTGACATTTAAACTGAAAGGTGTTATATTAAGACTATGAGTAAAACAAAAAAAGAACACTATGTTAACAACAAAGAGTTTTTAGAGGCAATGAATAAGTACAGAAAAGCTGTACGAAGAGCGGCCAGATTAAAAGAAGATAAACCGATGGTAGGAAACTATCTTGGTTCTTGTTTTTTAAAGATCGCCAATCACTTGTCATACAGACCTAATTTTATAAATTATACTTTTAAAGATGACATGATATCAGATGGTATAGAAAACTGTTTACAATATCTTGACAACTTTGATGGTAAAAAATCAAATAATCCGTTTGCTTACTTCACTCAAATAATCTATTATGCGTTTATACGTAGAATACAAAAAGAGAAAAAGCAAGTAACTATTAAACACAAATTAATCAGCAAGTCTAATTTAGATGACTTTGCTTTGCAACCAGGTGAAGATAGAGAGTTTAAGAATCAAATGACTGAATATCTACAGAAAAATCTACCAATGGACGCACAAGAAAAGATTGCTGAAGAAATTAAAAATAGTAAAAAGAAACGTAAGAAAAGGACAAGTAAGAATAGTTTAGATTATTTTTTTGAAAATTATGAAGATAGCCCTACTAAATGATACACACTTTGGTTGCCGTAATGATTCTCCACACTTTATAAATTATCAGAATAAGTTTTATGAGGAACAATTTTTTCCTTATCTTATCAAGAATAATATTAAATGTTTAGTACATTTAGGTGACGTAGTTGATAGACGTAAATTTATTAATCATAATACAGCCCATAACTTTAAAAAGATATTTTGGGATAGATTAAGAGAATTAGATATAGAAACTCACGTTATACTAGGTAATCACGATACTTATTATAAGAATACAAATGAAGTTAATGCTTTAGAAAATCTTAATGTAGGTAATGAAGTTAAGATATACACTAGAGCCACCGAAATAACTTTAGATGGTCTTGATGTATTATTAATACCATGGATATGTGAAGATAACATGGAAGATACTCTACATAAACTAGACAACTCTACATCACAAATTGCCTTTGGCCATTTAGAAGTAAAAGGTTTTGAAATGCACAAAGGAGTTATGAATGAACACGGTCTAGAAAAACAAAACTTTAGAAGATTTGAAAAGGTATTCTCTGGTCACTTTCATAAGAAATCAGATGACGGACATATCTTTTATCTAGGTACACAATATCAAATTATGTGGTCAGACTATAATTGCCCTAAAGGTTTTCATATATTTGATACAGATACCAGAGAACTAGAACGAATAGAGAACCCTTTACCTATATTTAAAAAACTATCATATGACGATACTAAAGAAAACTATGACAATTTAGATTTATCTTCTTATGAAAATTGTTTTGTAAAACTATTTGTTAACAGAAAAACTAATCCAGAAATGTATGGTAATCTAGTAGAAAGATTTTATAACAACACAAATATACATGAGTTAATTATAAATGAAGATACAAATGATATAACACAAACTGTTAGAGTTGATACTATAGATCAAGGAGAAGATACACTAACATTTTTAGGTAACTATATTGAACAGGTAGATACCGATTTAGATAAAAACAAACTAAAAGAATTTGCAAAAGAATTATATTCGGAGGCCAGTGAGTGATAACATTTAAAAAGATAATGTACAAAAACTTCCTATCTACAGGTAATATACCTATAGAAGTTGAGTTAGATAAATCACACACAACACTAATAGTAGGTCAAAACGGATCAGGTAAATCTACTTTACTTGACGCCTTATGTTTTGTTTTATTCAACAAGCCATTTAGAATTATAAAAAAAGATCAGATAGTAAACTCAATAAACAATGCTGAATGTATTGTAGAAATAGATTTTACTGTAGGTCAAAAACAATATAGAATTATACGTGGCATAAAACCTAACATATTTGAAATCTATTGTGATGGTACTCTTTTAAATCAAGACGCCAATAGTATAGACTATCAAAAATATCTAGAACAAAATATAATGAGACTTAATTACAGGTCTTTTTTACAAGTAGTGTTATTAGGTGCTTCATCATACGAACCATTTATGAAGATGAAACCCAGATACAGACGAGAAGTTGTGGAAGAGATATTAGACATTAGAGTATTCGGACTTATGGATTTAATATTAAGAAGCCAACAATCAGACCTGGCTAAAAAGGTTATAGAAATGAAACATCGTGCTGATCTAATACAAACCAAGTACGAAACAGAGTTAAATCACTTCAATGCTATCTCCGACCTTAATATGAACGACCTAGATGGTAAGAAACAGCTGGTCAACAAAAATAAAGAAGATAGTAAAGAGTATAGTAAAAAGATAGAAGAATTAAATGAACAAATAGGTTATAAGAAAAAAGATGTAGAAAATAAAGATAAAGTACAAACAAAGGTAGGCCAACTATCTAAACTAGAAGCTAAGATAGAGACTAATCTTTCTACCCACCAGAAAACATTAGAGTTTTTTGAAAAAAATGATAACTGTCCTACGTGTACACAACCTATAGATCAAGATTTTAAATCAAAAAAGACAGAGTCAATCAGACAAAAAGTAAAAACTCTATCAGATGGTATGGAAGAAATACTAAATGAAATAGCTAATACAGAATTAAAACTAACAGAAATGAACAAAGTATCTCAAAAGATACATGAACTAAATATTGATATATCTAAATTTGAAACTTCTTTAGATGAGATAAATAAGTTTAGCAATAGAATACATGAAGAAATAAGATTGTTAGAAAACAAACAAGTTGATGGTAAAGAGATTGAGGCACAACTAGAAGAACTTAATAAACAGTTAGAAGAAACTAAGGTTGAAAGAGATAGAATAGTTGAACAAAAAAATTATGTAGATATATTAAGAGAGATACTAAATGACAGAGGTGCCAAGGCACAGATTATACGTAAGTATGTTCCAATAATGAACAACTTAATTAATCAACACTTACAGGCAATGGATTTCTTTGTATCGTTTCATCTAGATGAGGAGTTTAATGAAACAGTAAAGAGTAGATTCAGAGATACCTTTAACTATAATAACTTTAGTGAGGGTGAAAAAATGAGAATAGACCTTGCATTATTATTTACATGGAGACACATAGCTAAGATGAAAAATAGTACAAACACCAATCTATTAATACTAGATGAAATATTTGATGGTAGTTTAGATGGTCAAGGTACAGATGATTTCTTTAAGATCATAACACAACTTACAAAAGAAAACATCTTTATTATATCACACAAAGGAGATATAATGTTTGATAAATTTACTAATATAATTAAATATGAGAAGTATAAAAACTTCACAAGACTACAACCAGCATAGGAGATAATATGGGAAGTACACAAAAAAATGTAATGAAGAAGCCAAAAGTACAGATGAATAAGATTTCTGCTAATGTAAATAAACAGAGTCCTAAGTCATATACAGATAAGGCTACAGATATGATGAAGAAGAAACCAGAGACAGGTTTTATTACACCAACAGATAACATAGATGATGGTACTTTTAAACTAGTACCACCAAGAGACCCTAGAATACAATCAGCAATAGCACCTTTTTCAGATGACATGCTAGAAGAACATGGTATCAAGGATAGACAAGAACTATCAGATAAAATGTTTAAGACAATGTTAAAATATGGTGGTATAGGTCTTACAGCGAATCAGGTAGGATTACCTTTTAACATGTTTGTTTTAGGTGCTCACGATCATATAGAAAAAGGTTTAAAAATGGCATGTTTCAATCCATTTATAGTTACTAAAAGTGAGGAAGAAGTAGTAATGAAAGAGGGTTGTTTAACTTTTCCTTTTGTATTCATATCAAAAACTAGACCAAGAAAAGTAGTTGTTAAGTATGAAGACGAGAACGGTGCCTTACAAGAAGGCCACCTTGATGGTGTTGTTAGTAGAGTATTCCAACATGAGTACGAACACACGTTAGGCAAGACTTTTATAGATGGTGTATCTAAAATGAAACTAGATATGGCATATAAAAAAGCAGGAAAACAAATGAAAGCCTATGAAAAACATAAGAAAGCCATGGAAAAAGTAGATAATAGAATGATTCCATAGTAGGCTTGACATTAAGGAAAGTTTATGATAGGATTACATTATGACAGCAGTACCAAAAGAAGACTTTGATATACACGCTAAGCAAGATTTAGAAGGCGTTGAGAAAAAGTGGCAACAGTTTCAAGACGAAAATGATATATCTAATTTAGAAGATATAGACGAGAGAGTACTTAAAGAAGCCATAGAAAAAGACCTTGGTTACGTGTCCAAAATGACAGTACAAGAGTATACATTATTTCAAAAGTGGCAAGAAGTACATAGAAAATATCCTACAACCGAATCAACTACACTGTATGGTACTGAAAAAATATTAACATCACCTGAACAAAGAACTCAAATAGATACAGTTAGAAACAATATCTGGATTCCCGAATCACCTGAAGATTATGATAAGTTAGAACCTGTATTAGAATTTACAGATGATAGTACAAAGAATTTCAAAGGCAAAGCAGTAAGAACTGCCAAACTATCAGAGAACTGGAATACATTAAGAACTTTCCTATCTACTATGAAAAACAATAGTAATATTGGTAGACAGTTATTCTTTAATGTAAATGATAATAGATCAGGTAAACATTTAGGTGTCATTTGTATATCTGGTGACTTTATGGATTTAACACCTAGAGACAGTGCTATTGGTTGGGATAGACAGAGTAAAACTTTTGGTGGTATGATTAATCATACAGCAATTGGCTCTTCTATTGTACCAACACAACCACTAGGTTACAGTTACACAGGTGGTAAACTATTAGCATATCTATGTTTATCAGATGAAGTACAGAGAATATGGCAAGAAAAGTATGGTGACAAACTAGTTGGTGTTACCACAACATCTTTATATGGTAAGGCAAAAGCAAATACATTAAGTCAATACGATGGTTTAAAATACTGGAAACGTATGGGTTTTACTATGGGGTCAGTATCATATGAACCACAACCAGAAACTAAAAAACTAATTAAACAATGGTTAAAGAAAAATCATACTAGAAAATACTTTGAATGGTATGAGGCAACAAGAGCCAACGGCCAACCATTAAAGAGAGATCATAAGAATAGATCATATATGTTTACCTATTCTAAAATGGGTATAGATAAAAAACTAATTAAAACAGATCATGCTAGAGGTATCTATTTTGCAAGATTATATGAAAACACTTATGAGTATTTAAGAGGTGAAGTAAAAGATGACGGTCTAATATCTAGATTTGATTCGTCTACCGAAGCATTAGTTAAAGTATGGAAAGATAAACATGCCTCTAAAAGAATTAAAAACTTACTAGCAACCGATAGATTCTCTAAAGAATCACACTTCTATGATGATTTAATATACCTTGATTGGGAACAGTGCAAGGAAAAGTACTTAAATCAGGTAGGGAGATAACGAATCTACCATGAAAAATATAATGTTCTGGTTGTGTTCTTTCAAAAAGTAAGTAAAATCAACGATATTTAATGGCTTGACTTTTCTGTATTTTCCATATAGGATAAGTGTATATGAAAAAAAATACCACTACAAATATTAGCCTTGACCAAAAAAGTCAACTAGCTAAACTTATCGCTACAGAAAATATAACTATTCAACATAACAATGTACGTACTGCTTCGTTTGATGTAAAAAACAGAGTACTTACATTACCAATATTCAAAACAAAATCGCCAGATGTTTATGACATGCTTATCGCCCACGAGTGTGCTCATGCTCTCTTTACTCCTTATAAGTCGTGGGCAAAAATTCAAGATGATGAGCTACGTGCTTATGTAAATGTTCTAGAAGATTGTAGAATAGATAAAAAAATACAAACACAATATCCTGGTGTAGTTAGAAACTACATTAATGGTTTTGATATTCTTAACAAAGCAAATTTCTTTGGTACTAAAGACAAAGATATTAATAAAGACTACATGTTAATTGATAAGATCAATATGTTTTATAAGTCTTCAAAAAGACTACCAATATTTTTCTCTACTTTAGATAATATCTGGATTAATAAAGTTAATGCTTTAAAATCATTTAAAGATGTTGTTGAGTTAGCCAAGAAGATGTTAGATTGGCAGAAAAAAGAAACTAAAAAACAAGAAAAAAATAGTGACTTTTCTGGTAGTAATCTAGATAAACTTTACAAACAACCAGATGACCATCAAAAACCTGATGAGTCAGATAGTGAAGAACAAAATGAAGATCAAGAGTCTGCTGAAAAACAAGATGATGAAAAGCAAGACGGTGATCAAGAAGATGGTAACAACGAGTCGCAACAATCAACTACTCATGGTGATGGTGCAGCTACAGTAGATGGTTCAGGTCTAGACTCTAGAAAATTTATTGCTATTACTGATAAGAAGTATCAAGAAAACACAGCAAATATTACAGAGACAAAATACGATTACAGTTATGTTACTTTACCAGATACTAATCTAGAAAAAGTTGTTGTTAGAAATAAAACTTTCTTAAAAGAAATGAGAGAATATATCAAATCAGAAACTTATAATTATGCTAGTACAATTCAATATTTAAACTGGTTGAGAAATGACTTTAAAAAGTATCAAAGTGATAACATGAAAACTGTTAACTATCTTGTTAAAGAGTTTGAAATGAAAAAATCTGCTACTGCTTACAAGAGAGCAAGTACTGATAAAACAGGTACTATTGATCCTCTTAAATTAAAAGATTACAGATTCAGTGATGATATATTCAAAAGATTAACTATCTTACCTACTGAAAAAAATCATGGTATGATGATGTTGTTAGATTGGTCTGGTAGTATGTGTGCTGACCTTAAAAAGACTATTGATCAATTAATCAATCTAGTAATGTTTTGTAGAAAAATTAATATACCTTTTAAAGTATATGCATTTACAACTGAATATTGCCACAAGCAAGGCATAGCTCATAGAGATACCTCTTCAAAAAACTCTGTTTGGAAATACAAAGCAAACGATATGTTTTTAGAGAACTATAATTTAATTGAAATGGTAGATCATACTCTTAAAAAGAAAGAGTTAGAAGAGTCTCTTATGTATCTTTATAACATGGGTCTATGTTATGACAACCACACTAGAGCGTCATATTGGGATGCTAAACCACAATACGAGGGTAGTAGATTTCATATGCCTAGTCAATACAGTTTAGGTACTACTCCACTTAACGAAGCTTTAGTTACTTGTTTAAAACTAGTACCTTTGTTTAAAAAGAAATACAATATTGAGAAGATGACTTTTATTACCTTAACAGACGGTGGTGCCAATTACAGTGGTGATAGTAAACTAATTGACGTTGATGGTAAACTTACCAAAAAACATAAAGATGATTTAAGAGGTTCTTTAAATGGTGGTGACAAGTATGTACCAGTTAGAACTGTTATTAAAGTTGGTAAAAAACAATATGTTAACGAAGATGGCAGATCACAATTAACTAATCAGTTGTTAGGTATGATTCAAAAAGAACATAACATTAAGACAATTGGTTTCTTTGTATTAAAACAAATTAAATGGTGGACTATTGGTGATTATGTTGAACACTGTAAAACATTTGAGCAAAGAGAAAAAGCTATGGCTGAGATCAAAAGTAAATTTACTAAAGAGAAGTGTGCCGTTGTAACTCACAAAGGTTATAACAAATATTTCTTACTTAATGGTAAATCTATGGCCGTTCAAAATACTGACCTTTCCACGATAAAAGAAGACTCTAAACCAGGTCAAATTAAGAACTTATTCAGTAAAAGTATGAAAGGACGAATCACTTCTAGAACACTTTTAAACAAATTCATAGAGGAGGTTGCCTAGATGGTACTGGTATCAACAGTTATTTTAGGCTTGCTTTCTATGGTAAAACCTGATAGGATAAAGGATAAAAACAACGTAACAAAAAGGATAACACTATGTTAACACTAAAACAAACACAATTTGTTGAACATGCTTATGCTATGTTTAATAAAAAAGAATTAACTGTAGAGCAGTTAAAGAAAGCCAATGTAAAATTTGGCTGTAAGTATGCTCCACAATGGTTGATTAAAAATAAAGATTACAAGTTAGGTAAATCTTTATTCAAATTACCTGTAGATGGTGAGGACGTTTCCGTACCCACAAAATCTGTAGTTAATACTAAAAAGACCACAGCAGTTGCTGAGGAAACTAAAAATGAGGCTGCTTATATTGTTTCATCTTTAGTTGGCGATATTGTTCCTAAAAAGGATCCTATATTCGTTCCTTTTGGTAACTATACAGATGTAAAATCTATCGTAAAGTCTGGTAGATTCTACCCTATATTCATAACTGGTTTATCTGGTAATGGTAAAACTATGGGTGTAATTCAATCTTGTGCTGAGGCTAAAAAAGAATTAATCAGAGTTAACGTAACAATTGAAACCGATGAGGACGATCTATTAGGTGGTTATAGACTTAAAGATGGCCAAACAGTTTGGCAAAACGGTCCTGTTATTGAGGCAATGGAAAGAGGCGCTCTTTTATTATTAGATGAAGTTGATTTAGCTTCTAATAAAATCATGTGTCTACAACCAATACTTGAAGGATCAGGTGTGTACGTTAAAAAGATAAACAAGTTTGTTAAACCTGCTCCAGGTTTCAACATCGTTGCTACTGCCAATACTAAAGGTCAAGGTAGTGAAGATGGTAAGTTTATCGGAACTAACATTCTTAACGAAGCATTTCTTGAAAGATTTCCTGTTACATTAGAGCAGAAATATCCAAGTACGGCTATTGAGAAAAAAATATTAACCAATACATTAAAGGCGGCTGGTAAAACAGACAAAGGTTTTATTGAGAAGTTGACTACATGGGCAGATGTAATCAGAAAAACCTACTTTGATGGTGGTGTAGATGAGATTATCTCAACAAGAAGATTAGTCCACATAACACAAGCTTATGCTATATTTAATAATAAAGTTAAAGCTATTACAATGTGTACTAATAGATTTGATGATGATACAAAAAATTCGTTTGTAGAGTTGTATACTAAAGTAGACTCTGGTTCAAGTGTTGAAGACATTATGGAACAGAATAGACAACAGGATATAGCTGCTCAATCGGATCCTGACGAGGATAAAGATGAGTCGGAAGACTCTGACAATATCTAGTTTAGTGTAATCCTTGGTGGTGCTGTAGTGGGCACCACCGTTAAACTAGGATAATTAAAAACAGAAAGGTAGCCACTAATTATATGTCTGGAATAAAAATAGATGTAAGAAACGGAAACGTAGAACAAGCATTGCGTGTATTAAAACGTAAGTATCTTAAAGATAATTTTTTAAAAACTTACAAAGAAAAAATGTATTTTGAAAAACCTTCGGATAAAAAACGAAGAAAAACAAAAGAAATGATTGCTAATAGCAAGAAAGCAAAAAAATTACGTGAAAGAAATTTATAGATTTAACGTTATATTTGATATATATATTATGGTCAAGGCTGCTCGTAAGTCCTTTTGACAGCGTTAAATGAAGCTTATAAGCTTCGGATACGGACTAACGTTTTTGGTGTTTTTATGGTCCTTAAATAAACGAAAACACCACTTATTGATATTCACTAGGGAACTGGTAGGGATCCTCAGCCTAGTGAATTTCTATAAGTACATACGTGCTTATATAATAGAAGTTGACCAATAGGTTGCATTTGGCTCCTGTGTTGGCTTCACTAAAAAAAGGAAAAAATGTTAGATATAAACAAACTAACCAGGACTCTTATTGTTTCTCCTGGTTCAAAATACATAGAAACAAAAATAATACCAATAAGTAAGATATACATACCAAAGACTGCTAAGGGTAAAACTCTTAACAGAGCTAGGAAAAAATATCTTAATCAAGACCACATTAACAAACTAGCAGTAGCTTTAAAGGAAATAGATTACTCTAAAAGACCACCGATTGTTACAAAAAAACATCAATGGGTTGACGGAGTATTTTATGAATATGAACTTGTTGCTGGTGCTCATAGATTTTCAGCGTTTGGAAAAATGGGTGTTAATGAGTGGATATTTGATGAATACGAATTAGGAACACAAGGTGTTAAATCTGATTTGGCAATGTCAACTTTACAAATTAGAGAAAACGACCATCAACCTGAACTTGCAAGTACAGCTGATGACTTGACTAATATTATGTCATACCTAATTAGTAAAAATCTTATAGGTAATACTGAGCAAGCAATAACGGACTATCTTACAGAGAATACAACAAACTTACACCATACTACTTTTAAAAAGGTGGTGTTATCAACTGTTAGAAAAAACGGTGCCTATCAAGACATAAGAACTTTTCCGTCTAGTGATATACCATCATTTATGGAAAAGAATATCAATAAAGGTGAAAAATACCCTTATGTTTGTGGTGGAAGTCACGATACCAATAGAGATAAATTTGGTTGGTCTGTTTTAGAAGGATACGAATATGAGTATCTTACCAATGCATTGAAAAGATTAGATGAAACTGATAAAGCTTCATACTTTTTATTGCATACTAAAGCACCTACTGAAAAAAGAGGTCTTGATACAAGAAGAAAAGATATGAGAAAATCTTTTGAACAACTTGAAAGAGGTATAGAAAAGGCATACAAGTATAAAAAGAAACATGGTGAGTGGCCATGGAATATTGAAGCCTTTCTAGGACAAGATGTTAAAAACAAAGAAAGTAATTTCTTAACCACTATCTAAAATAATTTTTATAGGGGTTGTAATTTAAAAAACAATCCCTATATAAATAACTGTAGACGCCATAATGGGTCTACTAACATTAACTTGCTTAACAAAGGAGATAAAATGACTAATAAAGCAATTTCAATTTTCAATCAATTAAGACCACTATCAGTAGGATTTGATGAGGTGTTTGACCAATTCCAAGGAATGTTTGATCACCAATACGATTCTATAAACACTCCAAACTATCCACCATACAATATAGTTAAGACAGGACCTAATAACTATGCTATTCAGGTTGCTCTTGCAGGCTATGGTAAGAAGGACGTTGTTGTGTCTTTTGAAGAAAATACCTTAACAATTAAATCTGTTAAAGACGAATCAGAGAAAGAGGTTGAGGACAATGATGGCATGCTACACAAAGGTATTGCCAAACGTATGTTTACCAAGTCTTTTACTATTGCCGATGATGTAGAAATCAAAGGTGCTGAACTAAAAGATGGTCTTTTAAGTGTTTCTATGGAAAGAATCATACCAGAGAACAAAAAGGCTAGAACAATACAGATAAAATAAACAAACTTAAAGGGAAAGGGAGCATTGACTTCCTTTCTCTTTTATTATATAATGAAAGTATATTATGATTAAGATACCAAAAATAACATTTAAGACTAGAGTTGGTGACCTGAACGAATCAGGAGAATGTAACTTTGAAAACGGCAAATGGGTTGATGTAACATCAGCTAATCTCTTTGACAATAAAAGAGTTGTTTTGTTTAGTTTACCAGGTGCTTTTACACCTACATGTACATCACAACAACTACCTGGTTTTGAATCAAGTACAAAAGCTTTCAAGATTTCTCACAACATAGATGAAGTTTATTGTGTTTCAGTAAATGATTCGTATGTGATGAATGCTTGGGCTCATGCTTCAAATATAAAAAACGTTAAGATGATACCAGATGGTAATGGCGAACTAACAAGAGCATTAGATATGTTAGTTACCAAAGAAGCCATTGGTTTTGGTTATCGTTCTTGGAGATATGCAGCTATAATAAATGACGGTGAGATAGAGAAAATGTTTGTAGAACCTGGTAAAGAGATCAACGATCCTTCGGATCCGTATGGTGTTTCTTCTCCAGAAAACGTTTTATCTTACTTACAAGTAAAAGAAATTAAAGAGTCAGTTTAAGGCTTGACTTTTTATTTGATCTGTAATAGGATCAATAATGCGGATATAGTATAAAAGTATTATGAGAGATTTCCAATCTTTAGAACTTGGGGCAGTACCAAGTATCCGCTCCATTAAACAATGAAAAAAGGTGAATATATAATGAACTTGTCAACAGAAACAATTGCTATGTTAAAAAACTTTTCTGATATTAATCAGAATATTTTAATTAAGCCAGGAAATAAAATACAAACTATTTCCAATATGAGAAATATTTTAGCAGAAGCTGAAATAAAAGAAAAATTTGATAGCGAATTTGCTATCTATGATCTACCACAATTTTTAAGATCACTAGACTTATTTAAAAGTCCTGAACTTAAATTTAATGGTGGTTCTAGCATGACAATCAGTGAGGCTAAATCTAGTAAATCAGTTAAGTATTTCTTTTCTGATAAATCTACTGTATTTACACCTAACAAGATTAATATGCCAGATAATCATGTCACATTTACATTAAAGAACGATGACTTAGCAGAATTACACAAAGGTGTTACAACGTTAAATCTACCAGATGTATCTGTAATAGGTGATGGTAAAAACATTAAACTTGTTGCAACAGATAAGAAGAATAAATCTTCTAACGAAGTATCTACTGTAATTGGCGAATCAGATGTTAAGTTTACTGCTTACTTTAAATCAGAAAACTTTAAAATGATACCAGATGATTACGATGTAGCAATCTCAAAAGCAAAAATATCCAGTTTCATTTCTAGAGGTAAGAACGTACAATATTGGATCGCATTAGAACCTGATTCAGAATTTTAATGATAGTTAAAAAAACTGAATGGCACTCTGTTTCCTCCGAGTTTACATACAACGTAGATGACGAGGCAATCATTAAGGAGTTTGGCTCTGTACAACGATTTAAAGAAATCATATCACACCAAGAACAAGAATTTAAAAGTCCTTTAGAAGCAATAGGTGAAAAACCTAGTGATGAAGAACATGATAAATTTTGGGAGTTTTTAAGTGAACATGATTATGATAGAGAAGACGATTGGTGGACAGATAGAAAAGGTGGCTATGATGTCACTGTAAAATATGATGAAAAAAAATAAAGTGAGGTTTATATTATGGCAGATTTCTTATGGGTGGAACAATACCGTCCAAAGACTATTGAAGATTGTATCTTACCAGAAGATACAAAGAAAACATTTTTAGAATTTTTAGATAAAAAAGAATTACCTAATATGTTATTAACCGGTACTGCTGGTACTGGTAAAACAACTGTAGCACGAGCCTTGTGTGAACAACTAAATTTAGATTATATCATAATTAATGGTTCAGATGAGGGTCGTCAAATAGATACCTTGAGGCATAAGATTAAAAACTTTGCAACAACAGTATCTTTTAATACAGAATCAAAACACAAAGTAGTCATAATTGACGAGGCAGATTACATGAACGCCGAGTCTGTACAGCCTGCTTTAAGAAACTTCATAGAAAGTTTTTATAATAACTGTAGATTCATATTTACTTGTAACTATAAGAACAAAATCATACCAGCTTTACATAGTCGTTGTACTGTTATTGACTTTAAGGTCACTAATGGTCAAGTTAAGAAGACAGCTATAGCATTTATGCAACGTATGGAGGGTGTCTTAAAAGAACAAGAGATTGAGTATGATAAGAAGATATTAGCTCAGTTAATTGAGAAACATTATCCAGACTTTAGAAGAACTATAAACGAACTTCAAAGGTATTCTGTACGTGGTAAGATTGACAGTGGTATATTATTCAATTTAAAAGAAACAGATTATAAGAATCTTATGAGTTTCTTGAAGAAAAAAGAGTTTGATAATATGAGAAAGTGGGTAATCCAACATTTAGATATAGACGCTACTGATTTATTCAGAGGTGTATATGATAATCTATCTGGTACCTTGGATCCTAAATCTGTACCACAAGCAATACTTATTATTGCTGGATATCAATACAAGGCTGCCTTTGTAGCAGACCATGAGATCAATGTAATCGCTTGTTTGACCGAGATTATGGCTAATTGTAAGTTTAAATAACTGGATGTATAAATACGATCAAGAATGAATATATCATTTACAACATTAAAGATAAAGGTAAGAAAAAAGAAGTGGCAAGAAGAACAATTTTTAGGAAATTTATAGTAAAATTAAGAATGTGGTATGCAGATATCAGAGGACATCATGGAAAACGTTGGGACTATGAGCCGGGTGATCACTATATGGGCAGAAACAGATTTAGAAAGTAGCCCTTTTAGCTCAGCTGGTAGAGCAACTGATTTGTAATCAGTAGGTCGTCTGTTCGACTCGGACAAAGGGCACCAGATTTATATTATGTACGAATTAAAAGACTATTTAAAAGCAATAAACGAATCAAAAGAGAACCTTTTGAACTCCACCGATACGGCCTGGACTAAAAAATACCCTCCATACATCATAAATAAGTGTTTATCCATGTTCTATGACACACTAGCACATGCTAATGAAATGAATGGTTATCACTTCTTGGACAAAGATATACAGTTTACTTTTTTACTAAATAGTATCAGACCAAAGAAACGTTTTGGTGGCCGATGGCTTAAGCAAACAAAACTAAATGACTTGGAATATGTTAAAGAGTATTATGGCTATAGTAATGAAAAAGCAAAGCAAGCCCTATCTATACTCACAAAAGAACAAATTAATAAGATTAAAGAAGCCACATACAAAGGCGGGAGAACTAAATGAATGAAGAAGTTAAGTGGTTGCAAGATAGCATGTTAGAAGTAATGTTAACTCAACCAGATGATTTTTTAAAGGTCAGAGAAACACTTACTAGAATAGGTGTCGCAAGTAGAAAAGATAAAACATTATTTCAATCTTGTCATATTCTACATAAACAAGGAAAATATTACATAGTACATTTTAAAGAGTTGTTTGCTTTAGACGGCAAGAAAGCAACTCTAATCAATAACGATATTCAACGTAGAAATACTATTGCTATATTATTACAAGACTGGAATTTAATAGATATTGTTGACAAAGAAACAGCAAAATCAAACAAGGCACCATTATCACAAATTAAAGTATTACCATTTAAAGAGAAAAAAGAGTGGATATTATCTGCTAAATATAATATAGGTAAGAAAATAGTTAAGGAAGATAATGCAGATACCAAAGTTTAAAGACTATATAACAGAGAACAAACAGACACGTAAGGATAAAGCAATGACAGTTGCTATCCTAACTATAAACGATTCAGATAAACCTAACAAGGATTCAACTGTTGAACTTATAGAAAAAGCTTGTATCAAACAAAAGATTAAATGTATTATAGTCAATACAAAAACAACCATTATCACAGGTAAAGATGAAGATAAGAACACCCTAACGGTGTTTAACTACGATGGTAAGAATGGTGAACATACTTTCGTAGGTAAAGATACTGCCTGTATAACAAGAGGTGGTGCAGTGGAAGACGAAGCTGGACTATCTTTAATATCTGCCTTTCAAAATTCACAATCATTTATGATGAACACAAGAGCTTCTATGCTTACTTGTGATAACAAACTAACATCAGCTTTACTATTTGAAAAGCATGGTATACCTACACCAAGAACAGCATTTATATCTAACGAGAAAAACATTAAAACTGGACTAGATTTAATTGGTGGTAAGTTTCCACTTATATTAAAAACACTAACAGGTACACAAGGTGTTGGTGTAGTTAAGATAGAAAGTTATGAGGGCCTAGTTGCCACTGTACAAGCGATGTGGAAATTAGGTGCTGAACTTTTGATACAAGAATTTATGCCTACAAAATTTGATGTAAGAACTTTTGTAGTAGATAATAAAGTTATTGCAAGTACAAAAAGAGTACATAGTAGTTATGACTTTAGATCAAACACCCACAGAGGTGCTGAGGCAATGCCTTATATTTTAAACGATGAAGAACACGAATTAGCTTTAAAGGCTTCAAGAGCTTCTAAAGCATATATGGTTGGAGTTGATCATATAGTATTTAAAAATAAACCATATATTTTAGAAATCAATGGTAGTCCAGGATCAGGTGCTGACTATCAAGGTTATCAATACAAAGATTACTATTCAGACCCAGAACCATCTGGTAGAATAGACGGAGAAAAAATGATGGAGTATCTAGTAGACTATATTTCAGATAGAACTAATTGGGATAGACAATCAATTTTAGAATGTGGTTGGTTAGAAACGGTAGAACTAGAAGACGGTATGAAAGTTAGAGCAAAATTAGATACAGGTAACGGTGCCAAAGCATGTGCTTTACACGCCGATGATATTTTAAGTAAAGATAAAATTGTTAAATGGAAATATAATGGTAAAACTTATAGTAAACCAAGACACGGTATAAGTAAAGTATTCAGAGCAAATGCTGAAGGAGAAGAACCATCTGAAACAAGACCAACGATTCTTATGGATATTACATTTAATGGTTTCACATATAAAGATGTTGAAGTAGGATTAGACAATAGACCAAGAGCACATTCAGACTTACTTATCAATAGAGAATTAATGAGACAAATGAACGTTAGTGTTAACCCTAATAGAACATTTGTATTAAGTAAAAGACTAAAACCGGTTGACAAAGACTACGACAAAGACGAAGAATAACGCTTGCCTTTTGATAGGTAATCGTATATAATTAACAACATAGGAGATATTATGGAAGAAGTGAAAATATTAAGACTATCTACAGGCGAAGATGTAATTGCCAAGGTAGGAGAAAACGATCAAGGCATAAGTTTAAAAAATCCATTCGTGATTATACCTCAACAAAGAGGACCAGGACAACCAATACAATTAATGATGTCACTGTACAATGCCTTTGGTAAAAAAGATACGGTAACTGTTAGTAAAGACAAAGTTGTTTTTATGACAGAACCAAAAGATGAGATAAGATCATCTTACGAGCAAAACACAAGCTCAATCATAACAAAAAATAGTAAACTTATAACAGAAGCTACGTGATAACGGTAAATTTTATTAGGACAAATAACGAAAAAGTCCAAGTAAAAGTACCTGTTGGTTGGACAGTAATGGAGGCGGCTAAAGAAGCATGTCTAGATGAAATTCCTGCTAGTTGTGGTGGTTGTTGTGCTTGTGGTACTTGTCACGTATATGTAAACAATGCCTGGATTGCCAAATTAGGTGAAATAGATTATAATAGTACTGAACAATGTATGTTAGAATACGAATCTTCATACAAGAAAGGCAGTAGCAGATTGAGTTGTCAAATACCATTAACAGAGGAACTTGACGGCATAACTTTACATTTACTTGATGATGAACTTTTATAAATCAGTTATAGAACACAAAGGTAAACTTCTTGTTAGAGGTATACATGATGGCAAAGACTATAAAGAAAAGATAGACTTTGGCCCTACTCTATATTCTTTAACACAAAAAGATAGTAAGTTTAAAACATTAGATAATAGAAATCTAAATCCTATAAAATTTAAAAACATCAATGACGCTAGAAGATTTAGACGTGATGTTGCAACTCAAAACTCTCCGATATATGGTCTAGAAAGATTTCATTATCAATACATCAACGAACAATTTCCAGAAAACATCAAGTGGGATAAAAAGTTTATTAAAATATTCACAATAGATATTGAGACTACAGTAACAGATGGTTTTCCAGATGTAGAAAACCCTACCGAAGAAATCATTTGTATCACTGTTAAGAATCAAACTAACAAACAAATTTTAACGTGGGCTGCTGGAGATTACAAGACAGATAGAACTGATATTACTTTTATTAAATGTAAAAACGAAAACGTTTTACTCATGGAGTTTATGAAGTTTTGGCTTAAGAATTATCCAGATGTTGTCACTGGTTGGAATACTAAATTCTTTGACTTACCTTATTTGATGAATAGAATTAAAATGATTGCAGGTGAAAAGGTTGCAAACAAGATGTCGCCATGGGGTATGGTTGAAAGACAAGAGATTATGGTAAGAGGTAGACCACAAACAACATATACTTTAAAAGGTACAGTGATGTTAGATTACCTTGATCTGTATAGATGGTTTATACCTACTAGACAAGAGAGTTATAAACTAGATTATATTGGTGAAGTAGAACTTGGTCAAAACAAAAATGAAAACCCTTATGCCACTTTCAGAGAATTTTATGAGAAAGACTTTCAAAAATTTATTGATTATAACATACAAGACGTTGAAATTGTTGACGCATTAGAAGATAAACTTGGTTTAATTGAGTTAGCATTAACTGTTGCTTATGAATCTAAAGTAAACTATGATGATATATTTTCACAAGTAAGAGTGTGGGATACTTTGATTGCTAATCATCTATTGGCAAAAAACATATGTATACCACCAAGAGAAGAACATAGTAAAGATACAAAATATGAAGGCGCTTATGTAAAAGACCCTACAGTTGGCCAGCACAAGTGGGTATGTTCTTTTGATATTAACTCACTATATCCACATATCATTATACAATATAATATTTCTCCTGAAAAGATAATAGGTCAGGATAATTCTGGTATTTCTGTAAACAAAATGTTAAAACGTAATTTAGATTTATCTCATTTAAAAAATGAAAATGCCTGTGTTACACCTAACGGCGCAAAGTTTAAAAATGATAGTCAAGGTTTCCTACCTGAAATGATGGAAACAATGTACAATGAACGTGTGATCTATAAGAAAAGAATGATCAAGGCTAAAAAAGAATACGAGAAAACAAAAGAACCACATTTACTAAAAGAAATTGCAAGATGTCATAACATTCAATGGGCAAGAAAGATTGCTTTGAACTCAGCCTATGGTGCAGTTGGTAATCAATACTTTAGATTTTATGATGTAAGACAAGCAAGTGCTATTACAACAGCAGGTCAATTCATTATTAGATTCATTGAAGAAAAGGTCAATGGTTATATGAATAAGATATTAAAACAAGATGAAGACTTTGATTATATCGTTGCCTCTGATACAGATTCAATCTATGTAACATTAGATAAACTAGTTGAGAAGACTTGTAAAGGTAAAGACAATGAACAAATATGTAACTTTATTGATAAGGTTGTTAACAGTAGACTAGAGCCGTATATTGAAAAATGTTTTGATGAATTATCTGAATATACAAATGCATTTAAGAACTGTATGGTAATGAAACGTGAAGTAATTGCCAACAAAGGTATATGGGTTGCAAAGAAAAGATATATGTTAAACGTATTAGACGATGAGGGTGTAAGACTTTCTGACCCTAAACTAAAGATCATGGGTATTGAGGCAGTTAAATCATCTACACCACAAGTTTGCAGAGGTAAAATTAAAGAAGCAATCAAAATTATTATGAATAAAGATGAAGATACTTTACAAAAATTTATTGCTGATTTTAAAACAGAGTTTAATACTCTATCTGCTGAAGCTATATCTTTTCCTAGATCATGTAACAATATTCAAAAGTATAAAAACCCAGCAACCATATTCAGTAAAGGTACACCAATACATGTAAAAGGTTCATTGATATATAATCACAAACTAAAAGAACTTAAATTACATAAACAATATCCTTACATACGAGAGGGTGACAAGATTAAATTTCTAAAACTAATAGAAGCAAACCCATTTAGATTTGATGTAATCAGTTATATCACAACGTTGCCTAAAGAGTTTGAACTAGACAAATATATAGATCGTGAAACACAATTTGAAAAAACATTCCTTGACCCTATGCGATTTATATTACAAGCAATAGGCTGGTCACAGGAAAAGAAAGCAAGTTTAGAGGCATTTTTCGGATGAAAATAATAGATGATTTTTGGAAGTGGATAAAAGGTACAGAGTTAGTTGAACTAGATGACATAGATGTTTCCCAGGATCCTGTTAGACCTGAACTCACTCTAGGTTTTAGAATTACACATGATAGAAAGATATTAGGATTAAAATACGAAGGTAAGATTATAGCAATTGTTTGTATTGCAGTTTGTCCTGAAGTACCACATACTGTTAGAGAAATGGATTATATGTCTAGAGTAAAAGACGGAGGTGTTGTTGTTGCATATACTGTATGGTCTAAAAAACGTGGTGCAGGACAAGAGATCATTAATAAACTAGCCACATATGCAAAAGAAAAACAATTTAAAAGATTAGTTACCTTATCTCCTTTAACGCCAATGGCGACACATTTCCATATTAAGAACGGTGCTAAACAAGTACATATAAATGATGTAACACAAAACTTTGAATATGATCTCAACAAAAAAGTATAATATAATCTATGCCGATCCTCCATGGCATTTTCAAAATTATAATAATGATAAGGCACAAACTAATCCTGCCAATCATTATCCTACAATGAACATGAAAGACATAGAAAATTTACCGATAGGTGACCTAGCAGACAAAGATTGTGTATTGTTTATGTGGTGTACCGATCCTTTACTACACAAACAAATACCATTGGTAGAGAAGTGGGGCTTTGAGTATAAGACAGTAGGTTTCACGTGGGCGAAAACAAATAAGAATAGAATAAACAATTACTTTTTTAAAGGTCCAGGATATTGGACTAGGGCCAACACCGAGACATGTATACTTGCAACAAGAGGTAAACCAAAGAGAGTTGGTGGTAATGTAGATAGATTAGTTGTGAGTGAACGTAGAGAACATAGTAGAAAACCAGATAGAATCAGAGACGATATAGTAAAATTATGTGGTGACTTACCACGTATAGAACTATTTGCTAGAACTTCTATGCCTGGTTGGGACGTATGGGGAAACCAGGTTGACAAATTTAGTTGAACGTGATATAATATGAAGATGAAAACATTAACAAATGATCAAGCACTATATTGTGCTAATATATTCAATGACTACTTTGAAAAGTTTAGTCGTATAGATGAGTATATGAGAGATCAAAAGTTATCTCAAATAGGAGATGTACCATCTGCTTTGCCTGGCATGGGCCTAGAGGGTACTATATTTTCTAAATTTGATATGTCGCCTAAAGATATGGAATTTGAAATACTAGAGCCAGATAATGAAACATACGATACATTATTAAACATGACTTCTTCTCATACTAATATGTCAAGTGTACCTGGTAAAAATTTAAAGATTGCAGTAAGAGAAAAAAATACTGGTCAGTGGGTAGGTTTTATAAGATGTGGTTCTCCTGTTATAAACATGAAACCAAGAAACGATTTGTTAACTCATGTACCAGAATTAGTAAGTTTTAATAAGACTTCTATCATGGGATTTGTAATAGTACCAACTCAACCATTTGGTTTTAATTATCTAGGTGGTAAACTGTTGGCTGCTATATGTTGTAGTCATACTATAAGAGAAAAATTAAATGACAAATATGGTATGAACTTATCATTGTTTGAAACTACAAGTCTATATGGTAATAGTAAATCATCAAGTCAATATGATGGCATGAAACCATATTTAAGATACAAAGGTTTAACTGATAGTGATTTTATACCTTTGATACATGGTAAACCTTTCCACGATCTTGCCTCTTTTGTTGAACAAAATGTAGGTAAACTTATTAAAGATGACGCCTCTAGTAGAAAGTTAAAACTAACAACTGCCATTATTGGTTTAGTAAAAAGAAGTTTAGACAAAACTAATTTAGAAAGATTTAATACAACTATAAGTAATGCTAAGAAACTAACTGAAAGAAAAAGATATTATGTTAGTGACTATGGTATCAAGAACTATCTAGATGTAGTAAAAGATAACAAGACAGAGATTATTAAAGGTGAGAATTGGGATAAATTTAACCTAAATAATATCATAGATTGGTGGAAGAAAAAGGCCGAGTCTCGTTATAATAAACTGAAACAAGAAGATAGATTAAGGAGTGAGTTAGAGGTATGGACACCAGACGCAAAAATAGATATAATAAGATAATGGCTATTACAGAGGAATCATACAAAGACTTAAAAGAGTATTGGGATTTTCAACGTACAAGAGAGTACAATTGGGAAAAACTATGTGAGGTTTGTACTAACGTAGAATCAAACTTTGCATTTACAAATGGTAAAACTGGTGATGAGTTAAGAGATACATTATGGAATAAGATTGACCAATCCGAATTTGAGAAACCACCTAGAGATTGGGTACCACAAGACAAAAAATATAGGTTATGGAACGAGGGTGAGCCTAAACCTTTAAAGATTAAATTTAAAGCAGTTAAAACAATACAAGCTTGACAACATTGAACGGATATGTTATAGTAAGTGATAATTAAGGAGACAATATGAGTGATTTTTTAAAAGATGTAATCAAAGAGAGTGGCAATGAGTATGCAGGTTTAGTAAGTGAGGGTATGGACAGTGATGTAACAAGTTTTGTAGACACAGGTTCGTATTCATTTAATGCTTTATTATCAGGATCAATTTATGGTGGTATGCCGGCAAATAAGATTACTGCTATCGCAGGTGAAGCTGCTACAGGTAAAACATTTTTTGCATTAGGTATTGTAAAAGCATTTTTAGATAAAGACAAAGACGCAGGTGTTATCTATTTTGAATCAGAAAGTGCCGTATCAAAAGACATGATTGAAAGTCGTGGTGTTGATGGTAAGAGAATGGTTGTAGTACCAGTTGCTACAGTACAAGAATTTAGAAATCAATCAATAAAAATTATAGACAAATATTTAGAGCAACCAGAGAAGACTAGAAAACCTTTGTTGTTTGTATTAGATAGTTTAGGTATGTTATCTACTACAAAAGAAATGGAAGACACAGCTGCTGGTAAAGAAACAAGAGACATGACTAGATCACAAATAGTCAAGTCAACATTTAGAGTTTTGACATTGAAACTAGGTAAAGCAAATATACCTATGATTATGACCAATCATACGTATGATGTTATTGGTTCAATGTTCCCTCAAAAAGAAATGGGAGGTGGTTCAGGATTAAAATACGCTGCCTCATCAATCATCTATTTAAGTAAACGTAAAGAGAAAGACGGTACCGAAGTAGTTGGTAATATTATACATTGTAAAAATTATAAATCTAGATTAACAAAAGAAAACGCCATGATAGACGTTAAATTAACCTACAAACACGGACTTGATAAACATTATGGTCTTTTAGATATGGCTGAAGCAGCTGGTATCTTTAAGAAAGTATCAACAAGGTTTGAAACACCACAAGGTAAGGTGTTTGGTAAATCTATCAATGACGATCCAGAGAAGTATTTTACAAAGGAGATATTACAACAAATAGATGAATACGCCAACAAAAAATTCAGATACGGATCAGACGAAGAATAAAAGGTACGTTTTTGCACAAAAGACAGGTGCAGAATACACGGCCATAAAATTGCTTGAGCCAAAATACCGTAACGTAATCTACAAATACGGTAAGGTTAGATTTGCTAAAGAAGAAAAAGCAGATGGCACCTTGCCAATGAAGTTTGATTATGATATACTATCCAATCCAGAATCAAAAGATATAGAAAGCCAAGAGTTTATAGATTACATTGGTGACATATTAATAGAAGTAATGGAACAACAATTAAATGATGGAAAGGTAGAGTTTGGTGAATAACGAAAGAATAGAGCAGACAGTATTAAGAAACTTAATGTACAATGAGCCGTATATGAGAAAGGCAATACCTTTTCTTAAAGATATATACTTCTCTAAAAGAGAAGAAAGCATTTTGTTTTCAGAGATATATTCTTTCATAGAAAAATACAATAATCTTCCTACTAAAGAAACTGTACTTGTTGAAATGGGTAACAGAAAAGACCTGAACGATGAAGAAGTAAGGTCAGTAAAAGATTTATTAGAAGTATTAAATCCTGAAGATGTTGATCAAAATTGGCTAGTAGATACTACAGAAAAGTTTTGTAAAGACAGAGCAGTACACAACGCAGTACTAGAAGGTATTAAGATACTAGATAAGAAAGATAAAGAAAGATCGCCAGAGGCAATACCAAGTATATTGGCTGACGCCTTAGCAGTATCATTTGACAATCATATTGGTCACGATTACTTAAATGACAGTGAAGAAAGATATCAATGGTATCATACTAAAGAGAAAAAGTTTCAATTTGATTTAAGTTATTTCAATAAGATTACCAAAGGTGGTGTACCAAGTAAAACATTAAACATTGCTCTTGCAGGTACAGGTGTTGGTAAGTCTTTGTTTATGTGTCACGTAGCTGCTAGTTTTCTTGCACAAGGTTTAAATGTATTGTACATAACTTTAGAAATGGCAGAGGAAAGAATTGCAGAAAGAATAGACGCTAATTTATTAGACGTATCTATGGACGATTTACATTCTTTACCTAAAGATATATACAACGATAGACTAAAAAAAGTACAAGACAAAACTAAAGGTCAATTAATTATTAAAGAATATCCAACGGCGTCTGCTCATAGTGGACACTTTAGAGCATTATTAAATGAACTTGCATTAAAGAAATCTTTTAAACCACAGGTGGTGTTTGTTGATTATTTAAATATATGTTCGTCAAGTAGATTTAAAGGTGGCAATATATCATCTTACTTTTATATTAAGGCTATCGCTGAAGAATTAAGAGGTCTAGCAGTAGAGTTTGATCTACCTATTTTCAGTGCAACACAAACAACTAGAACTGGATTTGTTTCTACAGATATCGGCCTAGAAGATACATCTGAATCATTTGGTCTTCCAGCAACAGCAGACTTTATGTTTGCCTTGATGTCTAACGAAGAACTAGAACAACTAGGTCAAATGAAAGTAAAACAGTTGAAGAATAGATACAACGATCCCTCTATGAATAGATCATTTATTTTAGGTGTAGATAGATCAAAAATGAAATTATATGATGTAGAAAACAACGCTCAAAATATAGTAGATAAAGGACAGGAAACAAAAAAGGTAGACAACCCTTATGATAAGTTTTCTGATTTTAAAGTATAATGGCTAAAACACAAAAAGTAAGATTTAATAAATCTGATAGACGACCAAAGGCTGATAAAGACTACGACAAACTACACTATTCTAAAAAGATGGTTAAGAAAGGTCGTAAGATAATTTGGCAAGTAAAAGAAAAACCTACAAATAATATAGTAGCAACGTATTTCTTTGAGGAAGACGCAGATAAATTAGTAAAATTTCAGAATAAAAATTTGGTTTGGGAAATGAATGGTGGTATTCCTAAATTTTTATGGTCAAACTAGACATAATTTGCTTGCCTCTTTCTTATAAATATGGTATAAGAAACATATGGCATACAATTTAGCAACAGTATCAACGTTAATACAACACGTTCCTTCTAATATAAAGAAAGATTTTA